GCTTGGTGTCGCCGATGGCCGCGCCCAGGTCATCCCCGTGCTTGGCGATATCTGCGATGATCTCCCCGGCGGTGCGCCCATAATTGCCCTTGCTGGGCATATACTTGGCCTTGTCCTCGCTGAACCATACCTCGGTCACATAGCCCACGATCTCGTCGGGGCTGAACAGCAGCTCCAGGTATCGCGTCAGCTCCCGCGCCGGCCGCCACCCGTTTACCCCGATGGCCTCCCCCGGCTCCGGTAGCGGGTGCTGCTCCACCTGGTCCGGGTCGTCCACCACGCTCAGCGCCTCCCCATGCCCGCCGATCACGTCGTCCCAGCCATACGCCCGGTCCTCCCGCGTCGCCCGCGCCGGCGTCCATCCCTGGTCCCTGGCGTACTTCACCAGCGTCCCCAGCGTCACGCCCGAGGCTCTTATGCTCGCCCACTTCCTAACGCACTCGCCGGGGTGATACCGCTTCGCATCCCTCCGGCTCCAGTCCTCCCAGTCCTGGGCCGTAAAACCGCCGTCCTTCAGGGCAAACCCCACGTCCACCCACTGCTGGTAAGAGAGCGCCGCCGGATCAATCGCCGGCAGCACCTCCCCCAGTATGTCATACCTGCTCTCGTTCATGGCTAATCCTCCATGGAATGGGGGGACGGTTCCTTTTTCCACTTTCCTGCCTCTCCAATCATATCCGCCGCGTGTACCCGCTGATCCAACCGCCGCAGCTTCAAAACCTCCCACCGCGCCACCTTCTGCCCGTTCCCGAAGATGATCTCCAACTGATCCAGCATGATCCGCACGTCGGCCATTTCCTCGGCCACGTTCTCCGCATTGTCGCACCGCGCCAGCGCCCGGATCAGCTCGCTCAGCTCCTCAATCGCCTTGTCCCGCTGCGGCCCCTTGCCGTATTTCGCAACCGCCACTCTCAGTATTGTCTCTCTCAGTTTTTCCATGGTGTCAATCTCCCCCCGTCCTCTCCTCAAATCGTCGATAGCACTCCTCACAGCCCATCACTTCGATCATGCTGCACTGGATATAGCCGTCCTGGTACTTCACCACCGCGCCCTCCAGGCAGTCCTGCACGATGGTCTTGTCCTCTTCATACTCAATGTAATCCGGGCAGCGAAGTAAGTCCGTTAGGGCGTAACACGCCCCGCCCCGGCACCAGTGCGCCTGTTCTCCGGGCTTGTCCCAGTTCGTCCACTGCCTGCGCACCGGCCCCGGCCAGGGTTCATGCCTCGCCCGCCATTCGTCCCAGCACCCGCCCCGTGGGCAGCGCCCGGACCACCACAGCAGGCACTTCCGGCACACGCAAGGTCCGCACCCGCCCAGGGTCATTTCATAATCGGCCATGCCATCTCCCGCATCTGTTCCTCCGTGGGCCGCGCCGTCCAGTATCGCGCTACGCCCATTTCCAGGTCCGCCAGCATCTTCCCGTACACGATCACGGCCCATCCGCTGCGCCGGGTCTTGCTCCGCGCTTCCTTCCAGCATGGAATCGCCTCGCCGCCGTCCTCGCGCCCGCTGTGAAAGTCCTCATAAGTCAGCAGCCGCGCCTCCTGCGATTTCATCGCTTCCGCCGCTTCCTCCGCGCATTTCATCCAGTTCAACAGTAGCATCTTCCCGTCGCCCATGGCCATGTCCGCCCGGGCCCGGAAAAACTCTCCGATCTTGCCCAGTCCCTTGATGATCTCCTCACGTGTCATCCAACCTCGCCTCCCCATGCCAATTCAATCTCCTGCCTGATTTGTTCCGTAGTAGGAGCCGGCCGGTACTCCGCCGGCACAATCCCCTTCGGCGTCCGCCACCCGTTGGCGGCGATCCTGTCGATCAGCTGCTTGGCGCTGTCAAAAGTCCACGTCCCCACATGCCGGAACCCGCGCCCTTCCAAAAAACGTATCTGCTTCGGCGTGGTCAGCCCCGCGTCCCTGCGCTTGTCCAGCCGGTCCAGCAGCTTGCTGGCCTTGCCTGCGCTGTCGATCTCGTCCGGCAGAATCCCGGCTTTTTCCAGCCGTTCCTTCTGCCGGTCCGTGGGAGGTTCGCTTTCCCATCCGAAGGCCGGAATGTACCCGCTTAAATCCTCCGCCTGGACAGACATCTCGAACTGCAGCGGGTCCACCAAACGCTGCTTCCGCCGCCGCATCTCCCGCAGCTGCTTCGCCAGGGCCTCCTCCCGTTCGGCCACCACGTCCGCGCTGGCCCGCTGCTCCGCCGCCTCGATGTCCGTAGGACACCCCGCCGCGGCCTCCAGATTCTCCGTCATCTTCCTGGCCACGTCCGCGTTCTCGCAGATCAGCGAGGCCGGCCGGCACAGCTCGTGCCGCTCCACGTGCCAAAGGAAATCCAGCAGCAGCAGATAATCCTTCCCAGGGGCCAGCCGCGTCCCCCGGCCCACCATCTGGCAATACAGGCTCCGGCTCTTGGTGGGCCGCAGCACGATGATGCAGTCCACCGCCGGGCAGTCCCAGCCCTCGGTCAGCAGCATAGAGTTGCACAGCACGTCATACCTGCCTGCCTGGAAGTCAGCCAGCACCTCGGCCCGGTCAGCGCTGTTGCCGTTCACCTCGGCGGCCCTGAACCCATGGGCCTCCAGTATGTCCCGGAACTTCTGCGAGGTCGCCACCAGCGGCAGAAACACCACCGTGCGCCGCCTCGCGCAGTAATTCCGCATGTGATAGGCGATCTGTTCCAAATACGGCTCCAGCGCCGTCCCCAGCTCCCCCGCCTTGTAGTCCCCGGCGGCCACGCCGACCTGGCTGATGTCCAGCTTCAGCGGCACCGTCAGCGCCTTGATGGGGCTCAGGTACCCCTCCCGGATGGCCTTCGGCAGCGTGTACTCATAAGCCAGGCTGTCGAAATACTGCCCGAGGTTGCGCATGTCGCTCCGGTCCGGCGTGGCCGTCACGCCCAGCACGTTCGCCCCGCTGAAGTGTTCCAGCACCCGCTGGTAGCTGTCAGATAAACAGTGGTGGGCCTCGTCGATGATGATCACCCCGAAGTAGTTCTCCGGGAACTGCCCCAGCCGCTGCGGCCGCATGAGCGTCTGCACGCTCCCCACCGTCACCCGGAACCAGCTGCCCAGGCAGCTCTCCTCCGCCTTCTCCACCGCGCACATCAGCCCGGTGGATTTCCTCAGCTTGTCCGCGGCCTGCTCCAGCAGCTCGCCCCGGTGGGCCAGCACCAGCACCCGCTCTCCCGCCGCCACCCGGTCGGCGATGACGGCGGAGAATACGATGGTCTTCCCCGTCCCCGTGGGCAGCACCAGCAGCGTCCGGGCCATGCCGCCCTGCCACTCGGACAGGACGGCGTCGCGGGCCTCGATCTGATAGGGTCTAAGGTTCATTGGTATAACCTCCAATGATTAGATATTATGGGGATGGAATGGTCGGCGTTTTCCAAGCTGTCGAACGATAGTCCGTTCCCGCTCGCTCAGCTCCCAAACGTGCGTGGCAGCGCGTTCAGCGGCAGCGCGTTCAGCGGCAGCGCGTTCAGCGGCAGCGCGTTCAGCGGCAGCGCGTTCAGCGGCAGCGCGTTCGGCGGCGGCGCGTTCGCTCAGCAGGTAGCCCGCGCCGAATATCGTCTTGCCCTTGCCCCTCTGCGCGTCCAGCGCGGCGATCTTCACGCAGTCGGCCTTCTCCAGCCGGTAGTCGATGCCGTAGTGGCTGTATTGGCTTGCGGCGGCAGCGGTCAGCACATGGTCCGGGTATTTGTACTTTGGCAGCTGTTTGTGCATAGCCCTCTCGTTTTTGTCGTTCTCGGTCTTGATCAGCCTGTACAGCGTCGGCACGCTCCGCACGCGACAGGTGTCCAGATTGGTGACAAAGCTGGTGTTGATGTTCGCGCCGTTCTCGTATGTGATCTTTGCGCCGCAGGGGCAGTATGTGACATCGATGCCCTCGCCGCGCCCGCTGAACAGCGTCAGCGTGGGCGCGAACAGGAAGAAGCGGACGCCCCGCGCCAGATAGAAACGCTGTATGGCCGTGATGATGGAAAACGGAGGATTGTCCACCACACAGCACCTCGCCGGATAGTCGTAGCGCTCGAAGTCGCCGCCCGGCCAGAACGGGCGAACCATGTCCGCGCGGTCGACGCCATACTCCGCCGCGACCCATTCGGCCACAGCCTCATAAATGTTTTCAGGCGTGTAGCAGTCGTCGGTGGTCTTTTTTGGTTTGAATTTGTCCTCGAACACCTCGTAATCCTCATTACCGCTGGCAATGCTGCCGAACATGTCCAGCTGGCCCGTCAACAGAGCGCCCATTTCTTAGAACGCCCCCGGCGTGAACCCGCCGCCGCCCGCCGGCGCGCTGGGCGCGGCCTGCTGCACGTCCGCCGGGTCCACGTACCTGTCCACGCGGTTGTTCTGCCGGTCTTTGCCTTCCCGGTCCTTGTACTTGTTGACGATCACATCACACCAGCCCCGCGCCCCCGGCACGGCTTGCCAGTTCATGCGCAGCTGCTCGCCCCGCTTGCGCTGGCCTATCGCTGTAAAGAACTCGCACAGCTTCCACTCCATCCGGGAGTGGAGGAACAGGTTCTCGGTGATCTGCGTGGTCCCCAGCGCGCCGCCGTCCAGCTCGATGGTCAGCACGGCCTTCTTGCACGGCGGGATCTTGTCGCTCCCCGCGTGCTCCGCCCGTTCAAAGCTCACCACCGTGAACGGATACCGCCCCTCCGGCAGCAGAATAAAGCTGCTGTCGTTCTCGATCATGTCATTCCAATCAAACATCCTGTCGGCCATATTCAATAATCTCCTTTCGCTTTCTGGTTGATCTTGATTAAACGCATTTACACGCGATCAAAACGCATTTACACGCGGTTGTACGCCATCAAAACGGCACTTCATCTCGAATCTGCTTCGCCATCTCCACCACCTTCGGCCACACCTGCGGGTGCATGAGCCAGCCCTGCATGAACTGCTGATTCTCCACGATCACCGCCCAGGGCGTGTTCGCCGGATAGATGCCCTTCTGGGCGATCACATACCGCACCTCGTTCGGCGTGACCCCGGCCTCCCGCATCATCCGCACCAGCGCGTCAGGCAGTCCGGCAAATTGTGCGTCATTCGTCGCACTGGCTGTCACCTTGCCCTCCCCAGCAGGCGCAGCCTGCGGTTCAGGGGAGGGTGGCCCGGCCTTGGCCGGGTCGGGAGAGGTCGTCCTCTTTTCAGCCGCCGCCCTCTCCACCGCCCGCGCCAGGGCACTCGGGTTCTCCTGAGCCTTCCCCTCTGGGGAAGGTGGCACGGCGTCAGCCGTGACGGATGAGGTCCCCGTCGCAGGGTTCGCCATTCCTGTTCCCTGTTCCCTGTTCCCTGTTCCCTCGGTTCCCTCGATCACGTCCCGCACCACGCTATAGTCGAACTCCGCCTCATCCGGCCATCCGAACCGGTTCTTCGCGTCCCAGCAGGCGTGATGCGTCATGTACATCACCCGCTTGCCGCCCTGCACCTTGTTCTTGCCCTTGGTGGCGCCTTTGCCGTCGACGTTGACCACCAGCACCTTGTAATTCACAAAGACCAGGGCGTCCACCCACTCCCGCACCATCGGCGCGATTTTCTTGGACAGCTTCAGCTCCCAACGGTCATAGGCCCCGGTTTCCTCCGGCTGCTCGAATTTGCGCATCATCGCGTGGGCCACGATCACGATATGTATGCCCAACTTGCGCACCAGCTCCAGTTTGTCCAGCAGCCGCCCGAACTCCTCCTGGGCGTATACATAGCCCTTGCCGTAGCTGAATGCCTCGATGCCGTCCACCTGGTGCTGGGCGCACACCGCCTCGATGCACAGCCGTTCCGCCCAGTCGGCGGTGTCCAGCACCAACGTCTTGCAGCAGTCCGGGTGATTGTAGACCCATTCCACTTCGCTCAGCAGCTCGACCCAGGCGTCCGGCCTCGGCAGCCGCTTCACGTCCATATGCGCCGTGCCGTTCTCCGTGTCGATGAATAGCGGGTCCGGGAATCGCGCCGCGAACGTGGTCTTGCCGATTCCCTCGACGCCGTAAACCCCGATCTTATACGCGCCGGGAATCTTCCCTCTCGTGATCTGCATCAAAACACCCCCATACTAAATTTAGGTCCATCGCTTACGCCGTCGCCCATGTCGTCCTGAGTGGAGAACAGCGGAGACAAAAAGTCCTGTCTTTGAGCAACCACTGTCCCATCCTCAATCAGGATGGTGCAATCCTCCCCAGACCCCGTCACCCGCGTGGCGATCACCTGAAGCCCTTCGGCCTCCAGCCATTCGCCGAACTCCCGCATGGTCTGCGGATCCATCTGCTCCAGCTTGTCCACCAGCACAAACCCGCACTCCGGGTTCAGTTTCCGAACGATGGCCGTCGCCACCTTCAGCTGTTCGCTGCTGCTCATGCAGTCCCACGCCTGACCGTTGTACACAAGCGCGCCGTTCTCCACGCCCAGCCCCGGCAGGGGCAGCTCAGCCCCGTCCAGCAGCGCCCGGCGCTGGCCGCGCACCTGGTCGATCTTGCCGCTCAGATCGTTGTACTGAGCCGTGTACTGCCTCGCGTCCTCCACGGCCTTGGCCCGGTCCAGGTTGGCCCGTACCTTCGCGTTGATCTCGTCGATCTGCGCGATATTGGCCTCCAGCTCGGCGGTGCTTTCGTCGTGGAGCGTCAAGGCGTCCTTCTGAGCGATGGCCTCGTCCCGCTTCGCGTTCTCCACGGCCTTACGAGTCTGTGTCAGCACCTTGTTCAGCTCGATCATCTTGTCCTCGATGCGGGCCAGCTCGGATTCAAGGCTCTCACGGTTCCTGGTGATCTCCGCCGCTCGCGCCCGCTTACGGGCGTTCTCCCCGTTCCTCGCCAGAATACCTTGCTGCTGCCGGATCAGCTCTGAGGCGCTGACCAGATCCGCCGGCACCCCGTCATACTGGGGCATTTCCGCCGCGTACTTCTGCTTCTGGTCGGCCACCCGGCCCACCATCAGCCGCTCCTGGTACAGCTCCGCCTCCTGCTTCTCCAGCGCGGCCAGCTGGTCGCCCACGCCGATGATCTGCAAAAGCGTCCCGGCCTTGTCCTTGTCGCTGGCCTCCATGAACTTCGGCAGGTTCAGCGCCAGCTGCTCCACGAACTCGTCCAGCAGCTTCTGGCCCCGCCGGCCTCCGCTTGGGTCGGTCACCTTCAGCGCCGAATTCTTCCCCTTGCGCTCCACGACGATCCCGTTGCTCAGCTCCACCCGGATGTCCGGCGGCAATACGCTGCCCTCCCGCTCCGCCTTCGTGGGCCGGTACTTCTCCCCGCCCAGCGCCCAGGCGATAGCGTCCAGCACGCTGGTCTTGCCCTGCCCGTTCCTGCCGCCGATCACCGTCAGCCCGCTGGCCGTGGGCTCCAGCCGCACCGCCCGCACCCGCTTGACGTTCTCCAGCTCCAGCTTATTGATCTTAACGCTCATGGTCTGTCTCCTTTCGTTTTCTCAAGCCTTCCCCCGATGGGGAAGG